CTGAATGGCAAGATAACAAAGGGTTACAACCCGAATGCCACGTTAAATTACGCTGATTTGCGCGAATTGGGCGTTCCTGATTGCCTGGAAAGGCCGAAAACCAATAAAATTATCGCATCCGACAAGCAAAATAGCCAGAAAAAAGTAACATTTAACATTATTTCGCCTGCTGATATAATAAATCGGGTGGTTAACCTTATTAAACGGTAGAAACTCATGTCCATAAACCGCAAGCAGCTTGAATTAAAGGCCAGAGCGAAGAAAGAGCTTGAGAAACGCCTTTATCGTAAGCGTTGCGAGGAAGATTTCTCCTTTTTCGTCAGGCAGGCATGGCCTTCCATTGAACCCGCACAGCCCCTCATGTGGGGCAAAGCCATGGAAATGGTGTGCGACCACCTTGAAGCCGTAGACAGGCGGGACATTACCCGATTAATTGTCAACATCCCACCGGGTTACAGCAAAAGCACATTGTTTGGGGTTATGTTCCCAGCGTGGATTTTTGCCCGGGAGCCAACGGCCAAGATTTTATCCGTCGCGCATAATCTCGACCTTGCGCTTCGCGACTCTGTGCGCTGCCGGCGACTGGTTACGTCGGAATGGTATCAGGATTTATGGCCTAACGTAAGACTATCTGGAGACCAGAACGCCAAAGCCAAGTTTGAGATTGATGGATACGGCGGATTTCGCCAAGCCCTTGCTTCTGGCTCAATCACCGGGGTGCGCGCAGACCATGTGATTGTAGACGACCCCTTATCTGCAACAGACGCCATGTCTGAGGCCGTCCGAAATTCCATGAAAGATTGGATATTGGAGGCCGTCCCTACCCGGCTGAATAACCCGGGTGGCGAACGCCCTTCAACTATCAGTGTAATCATGCAGCGCCTGCACGAGGAAGACACGACAGGCGTCTTGCTTGAGAGGAATTTGGGTTACGAGCACTTGATGCTCCCGCAACAATATGACCCGGGCAGGCATTGTGTAACGTCAATCGGCGAAGATTGGAGGACCGAAGAGGGCGAACTGCTGTTTCCCGAGCGATTTCCTCTGGAAGTCGTTGAGAGAGACAAAGCGGCCATGGGACCGTGGGCCAGCGCGGCTCAGTTTCAGCAATCACCCTCTCCGCGCGGCGGCGGACTAATCAAGCGCGACCAATTCATGCTCTATGACGACGCGCTGGCCCAAGAGCAAGGCAAGCCTGACGCAAGCAAATATCCAGATTTGGATATAATCATAGCCTCGGTGGATACGGCCTACACCACGAAGCAAGAAAACGACGCCTCCGCCATTACTGTCTGGGGCATTTGGCAAAAGGGTGGAGCGGCGGCCAGAAGCCTTATTTCCAGCTATGCGGACAACAGCAACGTCTACGACATGTCCGGCAAGCGAATTAGCATGGTTGATGAGCGGGATACCATCCCCTGCGCCATGCTTATGTATGCCAAGGAGCTATTCGTTCCTCTGCATGGTGACGAGGTTCCTCGCATGGAGGGCGAAAGCCCCGAGGCGCATCGTCGGAGAGCGGAATCCAAATGGGGTCTGTGCGAGCATATTACAGACATCTGCAAGCGGTTTAACGTCGATACGATTTTAATCGAGGCCAAGGCATCCGGTATTTCGGTTGCTCAGGAAATCAAGAGACTGAACAAACTCGCCAGTTGGCAGGTGAAGCTCGTAAACCCCGGCAATATGGATAAGGTCGCCCGCGTTTACTCTATCCAGCCAATATTCTCGAATGGGCAGGTTTATTGCCCAGACAAGGACTGGAGTGAGAAGGTAATCTCACAATGTGAAACTTTTCCCAAGGGCCGTCGCGACGATTTGGTGGATACTGTGTCTCAGGCTCTTCGTTATTTGCGAGACAATGGCTTTCTGGCCCGTGCTGACGAGGTTGGGGCGAGGATTGCTGGCGAGTATCAAATTGGCGGCGGGAAGAAAAAGCAATGGATATACGATGTATAGCTTAAACTAAGCCTTGGTAATCCTTGCAAAACCAGATAATTCAGTTAATATACGATGAGATAATTGTAGGCTCTCGGGATTAGCCATGCTCACGATTGAAGACTTGGAACAGCGGTCGGAGCAGATTAATGCGCGCCTTGAGGCTATATTTGAAGAAATAGTAGACGGTAATAAGGTTCGCCTCAGTATGGAGGCGGCGCAAGAGATAGTTAATCTTTTGCTTGAAGCTCAGAAAATCGGTAAAACTTTGAGTTACCGAGAAATTCTCGTGAGCAATCACTGCTCCGGTCCCCACTAGCAACCTTCCGGAAATACCAGAAGGTTAAGGAAATATCCCATGGACGAGGACTTTCGTTTTCTTAATCAGCCCGCACCGGAAGAACCGGACGCCCCGCAAGGTCAGGTTGTGGATTTGGGCGAAGACGAAGCAATTAAAATCAAGCCCGACGCTATCGTTATTGATTTGCCCGACGGAAAAATCTCAATCAATTTTGGCGGCTTGGCTGATTTGCCGAAAGAAGGCGCTGAGGACCACGACTCCAACCTCGCCCTCCACATGTCCGGCGGAGAGCTTGGCGTTATTTCCGACGAGCTAATTCGATTAATCACTGATGACGATACCCGCCAACAAAAAAGACTTGCTGATATTGTCAAAGGCATTGATTTACTCGGCATTACATTGGAAGAACCGAAATCGGAGCCAAGCGACGAAGGTATCAGCGTAATCAAGCACCCGCTTTTACTTGAGGCTATTCTTCGATTCCAGGCTAATGCCCGTGGCGAGTTGTTGCCTGCCGACGGTCCTGTGAAGGTAAGAAACGAAGGCGATGGGACCGTTGCGCTGGATTTGGCGGCTCAGCAGCTTGAGAATGATTTCAATCATTATCTGACGACGGGTGCTCCAGAGTATTACCCTGATTTTGACCGGATGCTTTTCTCGCTTGGACATGCGGGCGAGGCGTATCGCAAGGTTTACTGGCATCCGCTTAAAAGGCGTCCAGTTGTTGAGACGATAGACAGAAAGGACATTATCCTTTCAGACGGCGCGGTCTCTCTGGAGGCTTGCTCGCGCGTTACACACCGCAGCCGAATGCGCCCGTCTCTCGTAAAGCAAATGCAGTTGTCTGGTGTTTGGCGGGACGTTGATTTGTCGTCCGGTCTGCTCATGCCAGACCTGAATGTCGTTGACAGGAAGCTCGACGATGTTGCCGGTGTTATGCCGAAGATGAACCTGACGATGGAGCAGAACGACAGGGAGATATTTGAGTGCTACTGTGAGATGGACTTACGTGGATTTGAACACGAGGAAGAAGGCGAAAGAACCGGACTGCCGTTACCTTATCGAGTCACGATAGACAAGGACAGCAGGCAAATCCTTGAAATCCGCCGCTGGTGGGAAGAAGGAGACCCAAACTATGTCCGGAAGGAAGTCTTCGTCGAATACGTGTTTGTCCCAGCTTACCCTGGTGTTAACCTTGGGTTTTTGCATATTTTGGGTAATGCTACACGTGCTCTTACGGCAGCTTGGCGAATTGCTCTTGACAATGGCATGCTCGCTAATTTTCCGGGTAGCGTTATGGCTCGATCTACCGGAAAACAGCAGACGACTAACATCCGCGTGGGACCGGGTCAGGTGGCGCCGCTAGACGTTGACGGCGTCCCGCTTAATCAGGCTTTTATGCCACTGCCCTATCGGGACGTTACGCCGGGCTTTGTCAGCATCATCCAGAACGTCGAGCAGACAGCCAAACAGCTTGGTGCAACGGCAGAGACGGCTGTTGGCGACGGGCGAAACGACGCTCCCGTCGGCACCACGATTGCCCTTATTGAGCAAGCCCAGAAAATCCTTAACGCCGTTCATAAGCGGCTGCATCAGGCTCAGCAGAAGGAGTTCTGGCTGCTTAAGGATTTATTCATGCGCGACCCAGAGGCAATCTGGCGCAGTCAGAAAAATCCCAATTTCCAGAAAGACACTGCTCTCCTAATGATGGCTCTGGAAAACAACGATATTGTTCCGAAGGCCGACCCGAACACCTCCAGCCACACGATGCGCGTGAACAAGGCGATTGCCATTTACACGCTTGCCCAGCAGAACCCATCAGCGTTCGACCAAAAAGCCGTCTATTCGCGTATCTTCTCAATGATTGGCATTGAAGACGCGCAGACGCTTATGAACAACAAGCCGCCTGCCCCGCCGCCAATAGATGAAACAAAGCAGATGACCGCTCAGGCCGCGATGGTGTCGGCTCAGGCAAAGGTTTTGGATGCTTCTGTCAGGGCTAAACAGGCTGAGGCTGAGGCTGGTGTTAAGCTTGCAAATGCGAATACGAAGGATTTGGAAGCCAAGACCAAGCATGAAATCGCTAAAACCAAAGCCACTACGGATGCTATTGGCACGGCCGCCAAGTTCAAAATGGAAAAGATGCGTCTTGCTCAGTCCGAGATTGTTCATGGGGACAAGATACAAAAGGACAAACTGTTCAAGGGTTTGGACTTGCAGAAAGCCACCCATGAAAAGGAACAGGAACAGCAAGTCACGGAGATGGACCTTGAGCGTCAGCGCGAGAAAGACGCTGTGGATGCGGCCAAGGCTCAGAACCAGATGGCTGCACAGCGATTGCGTGAAGTAGCGGCGGCTAAT